GACACCTCACTCATATTTTTACCAAATTTTTTACCCTCTTTTTTAGTTATATAGTATAATATATATGATAGATATACGATATATTAATATAAGAGGTAGTCTGATATAGTTTATATGGTTGAGGTGTTGGTAACAGGTTCTAAAGGGTTGATTGGCAGTAGTTTGGTTAATCGCCTTAAACAAGAACATAACGTTGATGAGTTTGATATTGGGGATTCTCTTAAAAATAAAAGGTATGACTTAATTATTCATTGTGCAGCACATTGTGTTATCAGAGAAATTTTGAAAAATCCTCGTTTGATGATTGAGAACATTAAAGTTACGACAGATGTGTATGAATTTGCTAGGAAGACTAATTCTAAGAAAGTGATCTATTTTTCAAGTAGTAGAGTTAATCATTCAGAAGGTAGTCCGTACACGGCAGGGAAGTTACTTGGCGAACATTTGGCTGCGGCTTATGATAATTGTTATGGTATCAAGAGTTTGATAATTAGACCTGAGACTGTTTGGGACATTGGTGATTGGAGAGTTCGAGTTATACCACATTGGATATTGTGTGCTCTTAAGAATCAACCTATTGTTGTTTATGGTGATAGGGATAAAGTTTTATCGCCGATTTTGTTAGAGGAGTTTATTGACATTACTATGAGTTTGATTAATGTGAATGGGAATATTTCTATTTCAGGGCAAACTACGAAAGTTACAGATATAATTAATACTATTTTAAAAATTACAAAATCTAAGAGTGAGGTTAGATTTGAAGCACCTGAGATGACTCAGCCACAAATTACGTTTCAACCAGATATTATGAGTAGTCTTACTTTTGAAGAACAATTAAGGAAGGGAATGAAATGGTGAATGGGAAACAAGGTACCAAGGGAAGGGTTGAAAGATAAAGAGGTTAGGGGATTTATGGATTGTTTAAGTAAAGCAACTGTGCCTCAAGTTAAGAGAATGATTTTTGCTGCTAACTTAGAATTGAAGAAGAGGAAACGAAACGATGGATGAATATGATATGATGGGCTTTTTTGTATTGGTTGCAATTTTTGTGTTTGGAATAATGTGCGGATTATTACTGGCGTTAATATGACTGACGAAAGAATACTCATACATACAAAAAGAAAGATTGAATCTCTAATTTTAAAATTTAATTATTATGTTGATAGGTTGGAAGTTAAATCTAGTCATAAATATTATAGTATTAAAAATATTCCTAAAAAAGTTAAACTAGAAGAAATTATGAAATGATGGGAAAGGTTGAGGTGTCAATATTTCTATTATATACAATATTAATTATTATAGTTTCAATGATGTTAGGGTACGATTTTCACCCAGAAGCTATTAACACGGAAACGACAGTAACTATTAACAAAACTTGTTACACAGATTATGTTGATGGTATAGAAAGGACTTCGATAAAGATAAATGGTGATTACCTTGAGTTTAGAGATGAGATTAAATAAAAGGAAAAATAGGGCGTTAGATGAAATGTTAGACCATTCAACAAGGTCTGATTCAAATGATGATGCAATTAAGTATTATGTTAAAAAGTATGTTGCTTTGGAAAAACAATATCAAGCGTATATGGATGCAGAGTATCCAGGGCGATATTGTGGACCTTACGGTGGTATGTTAGAAAATGAAAAAAGATGAAGAACCAATTAAATTTGAGATATTTCAAAGTGATATGGAAAAGATAATGTATTTTCTGGATCACGCAGAAAGGCAACTAGGTCCTTACGTTTTATTTTCAGATGATAAAGGTAATACAACTACAATCAAATATGTTGCAGGTGCAATCAAGCGAGACTTGCAGCACAAAATAATGATACATAAAGAACGAGGAGAATGGGTATGATAATATTTAATCAAAAACTTGCGATTCACAAAAACGGCAAAAGGTGGGTACGAGGTGTAATCAACGTACCAGCCAACGTTGTTAGTGAACTTGGGCAGAAAGAACAAAAACTTGTGGTTGCTGTATTCAGGGCGGACGAGGTCTTAGACCTTGAGACAGTAACCCACATTTTCAATAAATATGCCAAGCTAACTAATATGGAAGCTGATTTAATAGAAATAAAACAAGCTGTTATGGAGGGAGAATATGTGGATAAATAGACAACATTACGAAGGGTTAGTTGATGAGTTAGAATTACTTTCAATAAGAGTAAAAGAATATGAGGATGAATCAGGTGAAGCATTAATTCAAAGATTAACAAAGTTGGCAAGGATTGCTAAGATTGATATTCATTCAGAAGAATACCAAACTATGATGAATCGAGTATTTTTAGACATTGGTGGTAGAGATAGTAAAGTACTGAAAGCATATAGTGGAACTGCGTTTATGAAAGATAATCCAGAAGAGATTGTGAAGAGATTAAAGAATTTTCAAAAAGATGCTAGTATCATTACTAAACGATTGGAGAAAAAATGATTTTTCGAATGATTAAGAATAAGATAAAATATATTGTAGCAAAGGTTTGGTTCGAGAAAGTGGCATCACAATTTAAACCAGATTGTGGTGAAGATTTCAGACAGAAGTGGATTCATTTGCAAGGGCAGATATTAACTAAAGGAAAGATGAGATGGAACTGGGGTAAATTAATTGGTAAAGGAAATAAGCGAAATAACGGAAATTCTAATAAAAGCGACAGGAAAATTACCAACTAAAGATACGGAGACTCACGAAGATATTGTGATGGCTTTGATTGGAACTTGGGGTTTGAAAAGAGCTCCTGAGATTATGTTAGTCAATCGTATGGTTTCAACGTGGATGAAGTTACGTAGTGTTGAAAAGATGTTGGAAGAAAGATGAACACGGAACTGTGATTGGTGTTAATATGAATCAGTTAGCTTACTACTTGAAATCATTGGAACAGGAGTTCAGAAGTTATTATAAGATACTGGAAGAGAGGCACGGAGTTTCGGAAGAAAAAGCTCAGCAAGATTTTATGAGTTTTATTGATGTGGAAAATGAAAAGTCCTAGATATCCTTTCATAAAATTAGAACCTGTTGGGAAGAAACTGGTGGGTGAGAAATTATGTTACAAATGTTGGAACAACTGGTGTCCAGACAAAGATGAAGTTTGTCCTTGTCAAAATGATAAACGATTAATATGCTAGACCCGAAGAAAATAAGAAAAGATCCAATTTATTTCATAGAAGAAGTTGTAGGTATGAAATTAACTTGGTTTCATAAAGAATGGTTAAATCTTGCTATCGAGAAAAATCGTGTTTGTTTTATGGCTTTCAGAAGTTCTGGTAAAACTCGACAGTTATTTGTAAATTTTTTCATTTGGTGTGCGTTAGTTAATTCAGGGCATCAATATCTAGTTCTATCCAAAACACTTCCACAGGCAATAGAGGTGTTGAAAGATATTAGACTTACAATATTAACCAACAAATTGTTAAAGACACTTGTACCTGCTAACCGAAGCACATCTTGGAGTAGGACAGAATTAGAATTTAAGAATCATTCAAGGATTCTTTCAAAAGCTTATAATGATAATGTTAGAGGACTTCACGTCAATGGATTGGGTTGCGACGAGATGGGTGAATATCAAGACCACGACATTCTTCGTAAAGCCGTGTTACCTACAATTAGAGCTAAGCGTGGTTTCTTTATTGGTGTTGGAACACCTAAGAGTGAATTGGATCTTCTACACGAAATAGAAAGTGACCCTGGTTTCAAATCTATTTATTTCGATAGATACCCTGCCGAGGGTCCCAAAGGTAACTTGTTCGAGTTACGTTATCCTGATACCACAGTACATCACGTTGATGGTGCAGTAGAAATTCGAGATAAGGACACAAAAAAAGTTATCGAAACTTACTCAAATATGTCTTGGTCGCAGGAGTTTTTACTCAATCCTGTCAGTTTAAAGGACAGATTGTTCCCAGATTACCTTATTAATGATTGTATTGACGGAAATTTGCGATTTACGAAGAAATTGAAGAATATGCATCAATATTTTATGGGAGTGGACTTTGCTATGTCTGCTCAGAGTGGTTCGGACTTTACAGTCGTAACAATCTTAGAAAAGTCACCATCGTCTAAGAAATTGAACATTGTTCACATAGATAGGTGGAAAGGGCTTGATTATACGATGCAAAAGGATAGAATTGCCGAATTGTCTGACCATTTTCAAATAACTAAGGCTTTAGGTGATGAAGGTTCATTCGGTGAGAGTTTTATTTATGATTTGAAAGCTATGGGTGTTCCAATCGAAGGGTACAAGTTTACATACCAGTCTGCTTCGAAGGAAGAATTGATTAAAGCACTTCGTGACCAGTTTGAGAAACGTGGATTCATCATTCCGAGAAGTCAAGAGTGTGCAAAAACGCATATGACTATCAATGCTATGATTGATGAGTTGGTTAAGTTTGGTATAGTGTTCGACCACAAAAAAGGTATTGTTAAATTTGAAGGTACTGGAAAACACGATGATATGGTTATTTCTCTTGGATTGGCTAATTTTATTGCAAGGCACATTTCGATGGCAAGTTATAAAGTTGTCAGAGGTAGTCAAAAACATATTAGTTCTGCTTTCGCTGTTTCGAAGACATAAAAACAAGTATTTTAAATAAGAGTTAGCCTAGAATTAACTTAATATGGGTATTTTTGACAAACTAATTAAGACAAAACCTAAAAAAGAATGGAAAGCTCTCGTTTCTAAACCAAAAAATCAAATGCAAGAATCTGATTCAGATTCTAGAGAAAGTTTATTCAAATGGTATAAATCCATATATGAATCTGTTCCAATGATTAATTCTATAATTAATGTTCATACTGATAATATTGTTCAAGAATTCTATTTTGAAGGTTCAAACAATGAAAAGTTAAAAACTTGGGCAGATGAAGTTAATCTGATGCAATTCTTTTATAGGATTTCAAAAAGTATGTTAATGTACGGTAACGGGTATTGCGAAGTCGTAAAACAAGGAGAATCAATTTCTAAGTTAAAAATATTAGATGCAATCTATTTAGATGTTTACAGAGACCCGTTCGGTAAGATAATTGGTTATTCACAAATCATAGGTAAGAAAAAGTTAGTATTATGGGGTACAACAGGTCATAAACAGAGGGATATGGGTTTTGCTAAAAAGATTAGTAAAATCGAATCAATAGTTCATTTCAAACTTAATGTTGTAGGTTCTGAAAAATATGGTAGAAGTATCATAGAATCGCTTAGGTCTTCTGTAATTTCAAAAATAGGTATGGAATCACAGATTGGTAAGATACTTCAGAAATATGTTGCACCTTTGATTTGGGCTAAAGTTGGTTCAGATGAAATGCCTGCTCAATCTGCAGTTGTAGATTCAGTTGCAGCTTCTCTGCGTGATTTAGAGAGCGAATCAGAAATCGCAACTTCACATCTAGTAGATTTAAATGTATTAGGTTTTGATAATAAAGGTGTTGATATTTCAACACCAATAAAACATATTGACCAGCAAATTATAACTGGTGGACAAGTACCACCAATCTTATTAGGTCTTATGGATAGTAAAGGTGACAAATCAGCAGAAATCCAATTACGAAACTTTGGAAGAAGAATTAAGTCAATTCAGCGAGAAATCAAGATAGAATTTGAAGATAACATAATTGTCGGTCAAGGTCTTGGGATACCTGAAGATAAGCTTATTTGGACAAAATCTGAAGAACGAGAATGGGAAATCCAAACTGATATTCTCAGAGGATTGGTAACAGACGGAATTCTAACCCCCCAAAAAGCAAACGACTTGTTACCTCCCGAGTTCCAAGAGGAATTACCAGAGATGCCTGACCCATTGAATCAACAGGCTGTTGATGATAATGGACAACAGATCCCAAGACCCTCTCAATCCAAAAATGATAAAGTAAAAGATAATCCTAACGACCCTACTCAAACTACTAAGAATAAGAATGCAAAAGGTAGAGTTAAGAAAAGTGAAAGAGAACTACCTAAATGAACCTTCCTAAGCTGAAAAGGAATATGAGGGTTGATGATGCAGGTGTTGCAGGTAGGACGAGGACAAGAACTCAATATCTTCACAATGTTGATGAAGAGGGAGAAAAAGTTCTAAAATCTTATGTTCCTGATGTTTATAATACTGATGGAAAAATAATAGGTAAATACAAAGAAAATGATGATAAGAGATAATTGGGGAAAATTTCATAGGGTGAATGACAGATATGACAATAAAGACATTATCATATCAACTGACCACGTTTTTAACGAAATGACTCCAAACGATATACTTTCAAGAAATAGTTTTAATATGAATCGGGCATCTACCCGAGTGAACGAATCGAGAGATGTGACATTGATTGTAAATGGTCCAGAAGATAGGACTATTGCAGGAATAAGAATTGGGAAAAAAGTTCCAACAAATTGGTGATGCAAATGATAAGAGAAAATGTAGACTTAACCTTTTCACCTGATTTCACTATTAAGGAATCTGAAGAAGGAAAGCACATCAAAATAGGAGGAACAGCTCTTGTAGAAGGACTAAGTAAAAATAAGGTAAATTATAGATTTCAAAACCTTAAAGAAAACAATGGTCGTAATTTCAAGTGGCTCGTAGGACACCCAAATAAAAATGTAGAAGATCACGTTGTTGGTAAAGGAAGCTTAGCACTTGCTGAGAATACTTTAATTCACGATGGTATTATTATGAATACTGCCCGACATCCAGATGTGATTGAGAAAGTAAAAGCAGGTTTGCTTGGACCCTCAATTCACGCTACCGCTAAAAAGATAACTTCTTCTGACGAAGGCTACCTGGTCGAAGGATTATCTATCGGAGGAGTAGGACTCGTTGCATTTCAAGGTGTCAAACAAGCATCTATAGATTATGCAATAGCTGAATCTTTCAAAGACGAGATTGAAATGCTGTCTGAACAAGACAATAACGAAGACAAAGGTGATAGTAAAATGTCAGAAGAAGAAGTAAAACAACCTGAAGAGGTTAAAGAAGTTCCTAAAGAAGAAGTAAAAGAAGAAGTAAAAGGATCTTCAGAAGCAGAAGAAAGAATTAAAGTTCTTGAAGAAGAGATTAAATCTCTAAAGAATAGTAAGAAAGAAGAGATTGTTGAATCCATTGTAGGAATTAACAAAGAACTTAAGAGTGAAGACTTAATCAAAGAAAGTGAAGAAAAACTTATTATGATTAAAGAGTATGAAGAGAAGTTATCTAAAATTACCTCAGAAGCAGGTATTGTAGAAAGCGAAGAGAAAGTAGAAGAAAAACCATCAGTCGTTGAAACTAAGGACGGTAGTGCAACTCTTTCAGAGTCAGCATATAACGATTTCAACAAAGAACTAATGGAAAGAATAAGATAGGTGATATGAATGGCACAAAACGGATTTATGCTATCAGATGAAGGAAGAACTATCACTGTTTTAAACGACAGTGGTACAACTGCAATCGACGCTGGTGATATAGTATATACTGGAACAAATGATGATGTTCTTACAGGAACAGCAGCTTCAGCAAGAAATGCATACGGTGGAGCATCAGATATTAAAGTATTTAGTATCTTAGCTTCAGCAACAGGATATAAAACTGCAGTAGGAGTAGCTTTAGAAGATATTCCCGCAGATGGAGTAGGGTCAATTGCTATGGAAGGAATTTTTATCCACGCAGCAAACTCAAACACAGAAGCAGGAGAAGTACTTCAAGGAGACGCAGCAGCAGCTAATAAAGTAGATACATTAACAATTTGTACTACAGCACTAGCAACTCATTTAAGTATGGTACAGAACAAAATTGGAAGAGCTTTAACAGGCGGGTCTGCAGATGGTAAATTTATCATTTGGAAATTGACTTTATAGAGGTGAAAAAGAATGCCAACTCAATTATTAAATACAGGAAGTGCAGACTTTGCAAGTTCAACTGCTAACACAGCTACTACTTCATACTTGATACCAAGAACTTTGTTACCAAGTGTAATGAGTGCTGTTAGAAAAAAACTTGTACTAAGAGGATTAGCAGCAAGAATATTTGGTCCATCCAGTATCCCTGGAAGAACTTTAGTATTACCTTTGCAATCTGAAATTACATCTAACACTGCTATGGCAGTTGATAGAGTAGGAGAAGGTGGAGAATTTCCATTAACTCAAACACAATTCGAAAACTTAACTTTAACTCCGGTTAAATATGGTTCAAGAGTAGGTGTAACTAAAGAAATGATGGAAGACGGAATCTTAGATTTAATCTCCTATCACGCAGAACTTGCAGGATATGAGTTCGCAGATAACGAAGAAGCTTTAATCGTAGCTCAGCTTGATGCTGCTGCAACTGCTTCATCTAACACTGTGGCTAATTCCAACGCAACATTACCTATCTCAGACATTACTGCATCTATGCAGCAATTAGAAGAGAAGAACTATTTCCCAACTCATATGATTGTGGGTGCAGAAGTAGCTAATGACCTAAGAAATATCGACTCATTCAATGAGGCTGATAAGACAGGTGCAGGTAGTGCAGCAACAGGACAAAGACTAATTGGTTCAATCTTCGGAATGAGCGTTATTGTAAGTAACAATGTTACTGCAACTCTAGCTTACATTATTGATGCAAGTCACGCATTTATAATTGCAGAGAAAAGACCTCTTACTGTTGAGAAGTACTCTGATTATGCAAGAGATACTGGATTCTTAGTAGTTTCTCAGCGAATAGCTGTTAATTATCTAAGAAGTGAAGCAACTAGTGAAATAACTACTACATAAGTAGATTTTTTTATTTTTTTTTTATTTTAAAATAACAGGTGATAATTATGGTAATGAACTATGGAATGAAAACAGGACTAAGTGGTGGACTTAGTGTAGATGGCGAAGCTTTCCCAACTTGTGAATCAGGTGTAGGAACTCCCGCTCACGCATCACCATTAGGAACTTTATATGTAGATTTAAATGCAGTTGCAGGAACATCAAACGTATTTAGAAACACAGATGGTAGCACTACTTGGGCTCCTATGAGTGACGATTAAACAAGGTGAAAATAATGGATAAAGAAAAACTTCTTGAGAAGATTAAAAAGTGGACAGGAGTGAACA